GAGAGAATAGTGGAGCAGCACATATCAAAAAAATATTGAAAGAACATCTTATGTCAAGTGGTAAAAAATATTCATTTGAACCATCTAAAGGTAATTTTAATTTTATTTCACCTAGTTGGAGACCATTTGATGCTATAGCATATATCACAGACAAAATTGTAAGTGAAGAGACACAGACTGCTGGATATACTTTCTATGAAAATAAGCACGGTTTCTATCTTCATACAATAGATTGGCACTGCTCAGATAAGAATCCTACAAAAGCAAATCATCCAGTATATACATACGAACAAGCAAACGTTGGTACTAGCACTGATAACACATATAAGATTGAGAGTATAAACTTTCCAGATAGAGCAAATCATCTTGAAAAGATGAGAACAGGTGCCTATAGTAATACTGTAATTGGTATAAAATTACCAGCACTAACATCAGGAAATTTACCATCATCTTCTACTGAAGAAGAAAGTAAAAGTACAGGATCTATCAATCCTCCGTTACATATGGGTCTCAATTCTGTGTTTGGAATTGCTAAAGAAGCGGGTGCTATACTGAATGATCAATTCCCATATCCAAAGATAAAGCCTAAATACTTTGAGGACAGTAATCCTACACGCACTAAGATTCGTGCCTTACCAGGTATGAAAGATTCTAAGAATAATAAAGATTCTACAGGATCTGCTGGTAATATGGACTATGATACTGTTAGTGCTTCAGCATATAGTTACTCTCGTTGGCAACTATTAAACGCTATTACTCTTGACATTACCATACCAGGTAATGTAGGATTATATGTAGGAATGATTATTGAATGTTTAATTCCATCTTCTGCTAAAGAAGAGAATAGAACAATGCCAGATCCAATATACTCTGGTTTATATCTTATTACAGGTTTGGAACATTCATATACACGTGAAGGAATAACAACCTTCCTACGACTATCCAAAGACTCAGTTCAAACACCTAATTAATATGGAATCAATAGAACAGCACATCGAAAAAGACAAGAAGATCGTTGACGATCCTACCGTAAGTCCTGCTGCACGCAGACATTATAAAGAAGAACTTAAAGAACTTCAAGAATATGCTGGACATCACGAAGAAGAGATTAAAGCAGGAGATCATCACGATCCAAACGCACTAGAACTATGGTGTGATCAGCATCCAGAGGAACCAGAATGTTTAGTTTATGATGACTAAATAATAATAACTTAGACTTATATTATGAGTGCAGTACAATCCTTCATTGCTGGAGGACACATAGATGAGGACATCATTGATGGAGTTATGGAATTCTACAATGACTGTACTTACTTGGATAAAGTAAAAGGTGAGTATTCGGGCGGTGTAGATCCTATAATTAAAAACTCAACAGATATGGCGGTACCCTCGTTCATAAAGGATCCACGTATCGTTAAATATCTTGATGCTATTCAAGGTGCTATCACACTATACATTGAGCAGTACCCTTGGGCATCTATGGCAGAATTAGAAGTAATAGAACCATTTAATATTCAACATTACAAACCTAATGAAGCATTCTCTCAACCTCATACTGAGAGAGTAGGATCAAATAAAACTACGTCTTTCAGACATCTGGTTTGGATGACATATCTAAACACAGTCGAAGAGGGTGGAGAAACTCAATGGGTACACCAAGACTTAGCAATGAAACCTGAGAAGGGGTTGACTTTGTTATGGCCGTGTGACTGGACTCACGTTCATCACGGAGTCCCTGCTCCTAAAGAGGATAAATATATAGTAACAGGTTGGATTTCTTATAGTTAATTAATCGTGGCACGTATTGATGTAATCGGAAAAACTGATGTAATGGGTAGAGACGGATTCACCTGGTGGGTGGGTGAAGTCGAATCCATTAAAGACCCCCAGAAGGTTGGTAGGGTCAAAGTTCGTATTGTCGGTTGGTACACAGGTCACGGAGAAGTAGCATATAAAGATGAAATCCCAACAGATGCACTACCGTGGTCATCTGTTTTACTACCTACAGACCAAGCGGGTATCAAGAATACTGGTACTACGACTCAGTTACAGGTAGGTGCTACGGTTCTTGGTTTCTTCCTTGATGGTGAAGAAGCACAGTTACCTGTTGTTATGGGGTCGATACACGGTATGAGAAACCTCAGTGACTCAAAGAGTCCTGATGGAGATCCAAGCACTGAAGAACAAATATCTTCAACTGTAATCGCTGATAGTAAAGAAGCATTAAAAGATGAGGAGATGAATCCTCAGTCTAAGTCAGTATCAGGAGAGACAGTTCACAGTGGTAATCAGTTCACCGTTATTGGTGGTGATACACCTGGTGATGAACAGGGTGGTGAAGAAAAATCACGTGGTGTTATTTCGCTTTTAGAGCAAATGTCACCAGGTCATTATGCTACCAACCCATTGAAAATACCAGCAGAATCATTTGGTATTGCTGATGGTGTTGGAGGTCCTACAGGAGAAGGGTTTGATAAAGACCTTGATAGAATGCTTACCGAATTAGGTAATCTCAGTGGTTCACTAGCACAAGGTAAAGACGGTAATTTAGTCTCTCTCATTACAGGTAAAAAGGTTAAGAACGACATCATAGTAACGAGTTTAGCAAAGGTCAAACAGTTTGTTGCTAACGCTATCACTGGTGTAATGTCATCTTTGAAACAATTACTAGCACAACAAATCTCTGCATTGATAGGTGGTGTCACAAGTGCACTGTCTAGTATTGCTCCACTTGGTATCATTAGTAAATTGTTATCACTTGCAAGCAAGATAACATCACTGTTCTGTAACTTTGAAGCAAGTTATATTTTAGGTGCTATTAATAGTGCTATCAATAATATAGATTCATTTGCTGATTCAATCGCAAGTAATATAGTAGATAAAGTTGTTGGTGGTATTGCTGATAAAGTAAATGACACAGTAAATGGAATTATAGGAAAGATTCAAGGTGCTATTGGTAAAGTAGCAGGAGTAGCACAGAAGATAAGTGCTGCTATCGGAGTTGCTAAAAATATTGCAGGAGTAGCAAGAAAAGTTGTTGGTGCATTGAAATCACTCTTCGCATTTGATTTCTCTAAGATTAGTTGGGGTTCATTAATAAGCATCATCATTGGTATTATCACATCACTGTTTGGTAATAAAGATTGTGGACGAAGTTTATCACCACCGAAACAAAAGTTCTGGTTGCCCTTGTTTGGTACAAGTGAGTGTGCATCAGTTCCAGAATATTTACAACAAGAGATAGAAATAAACACAGGTACATATGGTACTGATGGTGGATATACTGGATCACAAACTAAAGGAGATTATTTCTCTAACTTGATGCAGGGTATTGATTCATATGCAACACAGGTAACAACATTCTTGAATGGTGCTGCTGTTATACAGGACAATACAAAAGGAAAAGAAAAAACTATTGTTACACACGCTGGTGGTCAGACTACTATCGCTACTGCATTGGGTGATCAGCATATTAATATGCCTGGTAATTCTACTGCAATCATTGGTGGTGACGAAGCAACAGCAGTTAAAGGTAATAAGGTTGTAACTATTGAGGGTGATTACACTCTTAAAGTTATGGGTAACTTCAACGTTGAAGTATTAGGAACCAGAACTGAACATATATCACAAGGTGTTGGAACTGATGAAAATGGTAAACCAAATCCACAACAACAAAAAGCATCAACCACATATGCTTCAGACTATGATTTAGCAGTAGAAGGTGATATGAAGGCACAAACAGCAAATATGACAATAAGTGCTGTAAACAATCTAGACCTTAATGCTACTGCAACAACAGTTAAGTCTGCATCATTAATGAATTCAATCTCTGGTGAGATTATTAACGAATGTCAGTGGAAAACAGAATTTATTGCTAATGCACATTTCAATCTAATTGCAACGTTGAATCCATTACCAGCAATTACTGGTAGAGTTTCTATTATAAAAGGACCTGATATCACTATTTGTGGGTCTGGTTTCGGTACATCACCAATGCCAGCAGCACATATTCGTATTGCAGAAACAGGTCCTGTTGGTGGTGGTATGTTAGATAGTGTATCTACAGCGACAGGTGGTGCTGGTGGTCACGTAACTTTAAATACTATTCCAGGAGGAGTTATTGCAGAACTCAATATGGGACCTGGTGGTTCTATTGTAAACCAAGTTCTTGTAGGACAGGCAAGATATAACGTTTTAACAGGAAAATTTGTTGCAGGATGTACAGGAGGACCTACTCAAATTGTAGGACTACCCATTTTCTTAAATTAGTGTTATACTTAGTATATGAAAAACAACTACCTCGTTAGACTTCGTAGACCTCGTGCTAGTTCACCATTAGAGTGGACAGTAGACAACGCTGCTGACAAAAACGAAGCAATTCAAATTGCTGAAAACTCAACAGGTTTTACAGCAATATCTTGTGTACCTTTAATGGGGAGATAGAATGAAAGAACCAGAAGGCGGTGAGATTTTAAATTGTCTTAACGCTGAATCCTTTATTTTTCTTATGGAAACTACATACAACATACACAATGAATGGTTAACCTATGTTTGGATCAACATCAGAACCCGCACGCTGTCCCTTCAGTCCGATGATGGGAATATTGAAAAGGTTAGGTTTAGTTGGGACGAAGACGGAGCAAAAGGATTTGCAGAGGTAGTATCAGTCATTAAAGAAATGATGCCCGAAGATATGAGGTGTTTCGTATTATGAATAGATTAACATCACAAGAAGCAATAGAGAACATTGCTTTCACATTAAAATTAGCAGCAAGGGGTACACCCTTTGTTGTAGAAACTCCTGATGGTAACGTCCTCATCACACCTGTAGCAAATCAACAAGCAACAGAAGTTGATGAAGCATTACGAGAAAGAGAGAAAGCAGCAATGTACCATCAAGGAACACCACCTGTACCTGGTGTTGGTGGTTTACCAAGTCAAACTGATGTAGCAAACCTTGCAACTGATCTTACGAGGGATGCTTTTAATGACATATGATAGACACAAAACATTTTTTAGAATGCTTGATTCATAAGTGGGATAACCTACATCAAGCACAATGTCAACCAAATCAATTTGCACACGTGCATTATGATTGGTTTGTAAACGATGATGGTGTTTTATCATCTAAACAGTGGTATCATTGGAACGGTGAGACATATAGAGAAAGAACTCATTGGTTATCACAGCAGGAAGATAAACTTCAACTTTTAATTATTGAAAGTGATATTACATTAGAGTTCAGAGAATCTGAAGCGGGTGTATATGTTGGTAAGACAGAAGGGCAGATAGATTACAATGGTGTAAAGGTTGAGTCGGTAATTTCATTAGATTCAACTACATTTACTTCTATGGATAAAGGAACCGATGCTAATGGTAAAGTTCAGTGGGGTGTAGTACCTTCTCCATTTATTTTTAAGCATACATAATTCAGATCAATGGATCAATTTTCCAATATGCTGGTACATCACTGGCATAATTTGAAGCAAGCACAATTAGCACCCGCTAGTTTTGCATATGTACATTACCTATGGTATTGGGAAGAAGGTGTTCTACATACAAAACAATGGTATGACTATCAAGGTCAGTCACAACCCTACAGAGCAAGAACACATAAACTAATAGAACAAGACACTTCTATCATCTTGGAGACATACAATGGTGATGAGAAGTCAGCAGACACTATCTGGACACGATCATCTGATGGTTGGGTAGGTCAAACTGAAAAGGGATGGATAAGCAAAGAGGGTGTTGAGATAGATACGCAAGCAAAACTTACGAAA